ATTTCATCTCACTCAAAACTCTGGTCGAGAGGTTGCAGTATGGACGTGATTTACTGATCAAGTTTTGGCAATATGAGATTGAGCTTGTTAGGCGTGCTATGGGGTTTAGATACCCTGCACAGATTCATTTTGATCAAATGAGTTTATCCGATGAAGCCACTGAAAAGAATCTGTTAATTCAATTAGCTGATCGTGACATCATAAGTCACGAGACTGTGCTGGAACGATTTAAGGAGAAGCCATCTATCGAAAAGATTAGACTCAAGAGAGAATTGCAAGATCGAGACGGAGATTTGACTCCTGATAAAGCTGGGCCATATCATAACCCTCAACACGAACATGATCTGGAGAAGATCGCTTTACAACAAGGCTTGGTTATTCCAGAAGACGTGGGGGTAGAGACCAGCCTAGACTCTAAAGAATTAATAGACAGAAAGTTCCCCAAGCCACAGCCTGCTGGCCCTACTGGACCCGCTGTTCCAAATAAGAAAAAGGAGCCTAAAGATCCCAAAGGAGGAAGACCAAAGTTCTCCAGTGATAAGGAGCCTCGTAAAAAGAGATCTGAAAATCCAAAGTCTAAACCCGGACTAGCTGATGTTCTTACTTGGACCCATGATACGTTTGCCTATATCTCAGACGTAGTAAATGACGCCTTCCTAAATACCAAAGGCAAAAAGAATTTACGCCAACTAACTAAGTCTGATGTGGCTGATCTAGAAAGCCTCAAGGTGGACGTGTTCACTAATTTGGATATACTGTCTGACGTTACGTCTACATCTATATATAATATTCTGTCTAGGGGTTTAAGAGCGCCAGTGGAGTTTAGGCAAACCTTGGTGGATAGTAACATTAATACGGATACTATGCACATTGACGCATACAGGCGGTCCACTATTGGTATATACATCGAATATTTGTACCGCTAAAGTCGGTATTCGACAATATTTTAAAAAAGTTGTGTATAATATAATCAGAGGTATAAATATGAAAAAAATAGTAATATTTCAGTCTGAAGTAGAGGATGGCCTTGTAGATACGATTTATAGCCAATCTACTGTGGCTTATCATTCACAGGCCGTGGTTGCTTCATCTAAGAAAGACCAAGAGCACGATATACCAGAGTCTCTTCGTAAGATTATTGCTGAAAGCAATCCCAACCAAATAGACCTATATTACTTAGAGTCCCTTTTGGTTTCTACGGGGTGGAATAAGAATGACGATGTATTCAGTCCAGACATTACTTGGGCAGCAAGGACTACACCCGAAGATAAACAATTTAACTTCATGCATGATGAAAATGACATTATCGGGCATATTACAGGAAGCTATGTAATAGACCAACAGGGCAACAAGTTGTTAGCAGATGCAGGCCGTCCTGATAAATTCGATATTATCACTGAGGCCGTCTTATATAATAGCTGGACAGATCCTGAAAATAACGATAGGATGCAAAGGATTATTGCTGAAATAGAGGAAGGCAAATGGTTTGTCTCTATGGAGTGTTTATTTGCAGGTTTTGACTATGCGCTGATTGATCCTACAGGCAATTCAAAACTAGTAGAGCGAAATGAATCATCTGCATTTCTAACTAAGCATTTGAGATCTTATGGAGGCACGGGAGAGTACGAGGGATACAAAGTAGGAAGAGCCTTGCGTGATATTTCCTTTTCTGGTAAGGGCCTTGTGTCTAAACCAGCTAACCCAAGGAGTATTATTTTTAACTGTAGCAAAGCTTTTTGTGTAGAAGAAGACGATAAACTTACTAAGTTTTCAATAGGAGAAGAAACAATGGCAGAAAACTCACCTCTTTTAGATAAGCAAGTAGCTGACCTGAAGGCCGAGCTTCTTGTTGCTCAGGAAGAAAACGAGGCAATGAAGAAGAATATCGAAGCCGCTAAAGATAAAGAGTACGCGGACACGATTGAATCTTTTGTTGCTGACGATCTTGCTAGCAAAGAGACCATTGCTGGTCTTGAAGAGACCATTAAAGCTCAAAAGGCCAACATGGCTGAGCTTGAGGATTCTCTAGCCCAGAAGGCAACAGAGCTTGCTGAGGCTACCAAGGCTATGGAAGAATGGAAGCAACGAGAGAGACAGCAAAAGCGCCTAGCTAGTTTGATTGGTGCTGGATTTGATGAAGCAGAAGCAGAAGAGTCTCTTGTTTTGTACGAAGCGCTAGGCGACGAAGCTTTTGAAGCTATTATCGCCAAATGGTTTAACAAAAAGGATAAGAAAAAAGAAGACAAAGAAGCGGATGCTTCTGAAACCAGTGTGGTTGAACTTACAGAGAAGCCTGAAGTAGAGATCGAAGCAGAAGTTTCTGAGGAAATTTTTGACGAAGTGGAGACTTCTGAGGCTGCTTTGGTTGAAGCAACCGAGGATGAAGACGAGCTAAGTGCCACCAGAGCCAGCGTGTCTGAGTGGATTTCTGAGAACATCCTAAAGACAAAGTAATCCAATTATAGGAGATTTAAAATGGCTTTAAAAGCAGATAGACATGAATTTCAAACTGATATCAGTTTCTTTATGAACGAAACTGCCACTCGCGGTGGTGTGGTTTGTCACGATGCCACGGTGGGTTCTGGTGCTGCAATGGATCAAGGTGTGAACCTTGTTGTGTATCCAACAGTGGCTGCAACTCATACACCTATTGGTATTCTACTGAATGATGTGGTTAATAAGGATCTGACCAGAACCCATCTAAACCACCACAAAGACGAAGTGCAGAAGGGTGGCAAGGTTACGATTCTGCGTAAGGGTTGGGTGGTAACCGATAGGATTGACGGTACTCCCACGGTGGGACAAGTTGCGTTTCTGGATGTGGGTGCCACAGGCGGTCTCATTTCAGCCGGAGCTAATGCCGATTTTCTTGGTTCTGGCATTGGAAGTTTGGCTGTGGGTCGGTTTTTGTCCGTCAAGGATGAAGATGGCTACGCCAAAGTGGAAATCAACCTCTAAACATATAAACCACTCATAAGGAGAAGAACATGGCTAATACAAGACCTAGCGACGAATTTCTTTCGCTGCTTCGTCGTTCCGGCGATACTGATATTAACGTCGCAGCGGCTGCTCAGCGAGAATTCGCAAAAGCCCTAGAGTTACCCCTACGCAAAGGCGTTCTAATGGGTAATATTCTGGGCGATATTTTCGAGACTATTAATGTGGAAGCTGGAAGCACTACAGAATTTCCTTTGGATCTGATCTCTCCGGGACTAGAGGGTGAGCACGTTGCTTACACTAATCCGGGTCATGGTCGTATTCCAGAACGTAGTGTCGAAGGCGACTTTGTGATGATTCCAACCTATAGTGTTACTAGCTCAATCGACTATCTTTTGCGTTATGCCCGTGAGGCTCGCTGGGATATCGTGGCTGGTGCTATGCAGGTTATGGAAGCTGGCTTTGTTAAGAAGCTGAATGACGACGGTTGGCACACCATTTTGGCCGCTGGCGTTGATCGCAACGTTCTGGTCTATGACGGTGATGCTACTGCTGGTATGTTCTCAAAGAGATTGGTTTCTCTTATGCAGACTGTCATGCGTCGTAACTCTGGCGGCAACAGTGCATCTGTTGGACGTGGCCGCTTGACCGACATGTATGTCAGCCCCGAAGCACTTGAAGATGTGCGAAACTGGGGACTAGACCAGATTGACGAAGTTACTCGCCGTGAAATCTACACCGCTAGTGAGGGTGGTGCTCCCATCACACGCATTTTTGGTGTCAATCTTCACGACATGGATGAGCTTGGCGCTGGTCAAGAATATCAAGACTTCTTCGATGTCGATCTTGGCGGAGCACTTGCAACTAGTGATACGGAACTCGTTATTGGGCTAGACCAGTCCAGCAGCGACAGTTTCGTAATGCCGGTCAAGCAGACTCTGCAAGTCTTTGAAGATCCCACTCTTCACCGTCAGCAACGAGCTGGCTTCTACGGATGGGCAGAACTTGGCTTTGGAGTGCTAGACAACAGACGAGTTATCCTTGGCTCATTCTAGTCTAACATTCTAACTACACCTTATAAGAGTCGCCCCTAAATATTTGGGGGTGGCTCTTTTTTTATGTGTATATAATAGTAGAACGTTCTTTTTTAGGATTTATACATTACAGGAGGAAAATATGGCTGCTCTATCTGACTATTTGGAGTCGGGCCTTCT